TGTTAAATAACAAGGAGATGGGCATAAGAATGCCTAGGTTATAAATAACCTACCTTCCGATGATAAGTCTATTTAATAGAATTACTTATTCATTATATCTAATGAATCTTATCATTGACTAATAAAAACAAATTAATCATGAAGATAAGAAACAACAATATAATAAAAATAATAACTCTTCGGTTATTACTTCTACTATTTGGTATTCCTTATCAAACTACATCTACATTTGTAAACTTTGTAAACAATATGAGGGATAAGAGTGGACTTGTATATACAATTAAGTATATGAAACAAGTTCGTCTACATATAACAAGATATATATGTGGACACCCACTTAAATCCAACGATTGTTTAGTAAGTTTAACAAAAGGTTTTCCGACAAGGTTCCTTTACCTTAAAGAGTTGATTGACTCTAATAATTTTATAAAAATTAGAGGTGTTTTAACACTCTTGTATTTTACAAGATCAATCATCCCTACTAAAGTAGAGGAAACCAAGATCACCCCCGACTTAACAACTATCAATGCACCATATAAGGGTAAAGATTACTCAATACCCATGTGGTTTATCGATAGATTTGTCAAGCAGTACCATCTGCAATCAGACAAACCAAAGTTTGACCAATCATTACATTATTTAAGTAATAAAGGGTCTCCTTTCGGTAAGTCTACTGCGATGGCGCCCTTTGGACTGTTACTAATGGCGGAACATTGTCACTCTATGTTAGAAAATTTCTTATCTTTCATAGGTTTCGATGCTTACCACCTCATATATGGTAACTTCTTGAAGAAGTTATGATATGACCACAGATTAATGTGGATTGGTAATGTTAACAAAGGAAACTTAGGTAAACTCTCAATCGTTAAGGATCCTGAGTTAAAGCGGAGAGTGATAGCCATGTTAGACTATAACTCCCAGCTTTTATTAAGACCTATTCATGATAACTTACTTAAATTATTAACTAAGTTTTCTCAAGATAGGACTTATACCCAGAATCCCCACAATGATTGAGGGAAAACTTATGGACACAGTTTTTGATCTTTGGATCTATCAGCTGCAACAGATCGTTTCCCAATAGCTTTACAGGTTAAGCTACTTTCCGTCATATATAATGATAGAGAGTTTGCCGAAACCTGAAGAAAGATATTGGTCAATAGGATCTTTACATTTAATGATAAGAATCTATGCTATAGTGTTGGTCAACCAATGGGAGCATATAGCTCCTGGGCTGCTTTCACTATAACACACCATCTTGTTGTTCAATGAGCTGCACATCTGTGCGGTTTAGAGAACTTCAAGAAATATATTATTCTAGGTGATGATATCGTAATAAATCACGATAAAGTTGCCCGGAAGTATATAAAGATTATGAATAATCTTGGTGTAGATATCTCCCTTAACAAAACACATGTATCCAAAAATACATATGAGTTTGCTAAGCGTTGAATTAGAAATTCTATTGAGGTTTCTCCCTTACCTTTAAAAGGTATATTATTAAATCTGAGCAGACCACAAGTTGTTCTTCAACAACTTATGATCTACAAGCAGAATAATAATACTGTTTACAGGGGTAATACCCTAGACCTAGTCATGGAATTGTATGACAAAGTTAAAATTAAAAGAAGATTCTTTACAAAGTCTTCAATTAATAAACTTTGTTATGATTTTTACCATGTGCTACGTTATGCATATGGTCATATCACTCCGGTGGAGGTACGTAAGTACCTTTGCAGGAAGAATATTGACCAGCACATCATAGTACCTGGTGAGAATCTAGTTCTCTCATTCCTGAGAGAGATTCTATTCCTAGGTTTAACAAAACAGGCGGAGTCATCTGCATATGAACTATCTAAGATGTTCACAAATTTTGTAAACTTCTTTAAAAGTAAATATAAAGATGATGCCTACGATGTGTTAAAGTTGAAAGATCACCCAACACTTCATGCCATAAATAACAGGCTATCTTCGATTAAGAAGGATCTTATGAAAATAAGATCAGATCCTAATTTGGATCTAATAGATGCTATGAATGTTATGAATGTTGAATCAGTTGATAAAATTGTTTCTTTAAAAAGAGACACTTCTATCACTGTTTCAAGGCTAGATAAGTTATGACGTAGGTCGCTTGCTTCGGTTACAATTATACCGGAAGCAAATCTTCCATATCACTACTTAAATAGCTTTGGGCTTGGATCAACTAACTTGAAACCATGGGAATCAAGTTACCTAAGTTCACTTGATCAATCTAAAGATAAGATTGATCTTGTTAAAGCGGGTACCGATCCTGATAACCTTTTTGCAAATGCAATGTGGTTCTAAGTATACATGTATATCGCTTGAGTAAAGAGTTACTCGAGAAGATAGTGGTATACATTAGTGGGAGTAGTACGTTCCTTAGAAGGAACCATTTCCTCTTGGCCTTAACGGCCCGG